ATTAGGGGAAACCCTACTAATTCTTTTCAGAATTAGACCTTAGAAAGGTGGCTGCGGCTCCTTCGCTCTGAGCGAACAAAGGAAAACCGAAGTTTAATTGTTTTATAAGATTGGATAATCTTAGTATTTTCCTATGATAGGTTTTATATACAGGATGACCGTAATTGTTATTATTTTCAATTACCTAAGTCTTCTATATAAATTTAGAGCATTTTAATTAAAAATTTCAAATTTTTACAGAAATGTAAAAATAGGCAGTTTCAATTACTGTAACTCACTATCTAACGGTAAATATAAGATGTTGTAACCTTACAGCTACAATTTCTATTCTAAGGAGTTGAGTTATTGGAGAAATAAATCCATCCAATGGTAACTCAATAACGAAATTTCGAAGTTTAGATATTAAACTGAAACGCTGTTAAGCGAAGTTTAACATTTTATAGATACTAAGACCCTCATGACCGTGGAAAACGGAGTGAGTAAACTGGCTCTATCCAACAAAGGGTAGATGCGCGAGTACATACTGAATCAATGAGATCAACTTTAAAATTTTTCTTACATTCAGCACCATCTGTTAAAAGAATTAATGCCATCCTCCGAGTAAAATCGGGGGACCAATTGCTGTTGAAAGTATTCTTAAGAATATTTCCTGCAATTGGAGCTGTAATAAGTCCTATCTCTGTTAAGTCGGTTTTAATTGTCTTAAGACAAATAATTCAACTTAGAGCCAGAAATGGTAAAGTTGGACTAGTGAAGTACCTTAAGGTATGTTCAGTTTGTCTACAGCAATGTATAGGTGGTCATGTTCTCCCTGATTCAGGGGCTCTAGGAATGAGAATTTCTAGAACTAATTCAGGAATACCAAGAATAATCCCTCCTTATCATAGGGAGTTGATTAGACAAGGTAATCCTGTAATTATCAGACTCTACTTAACAATTTTTGCCTTATACAGGGTTATTTTAATCCCTGCTCCGGTAAAAATTAAGTCGATTACTGACCCGTTCAACGGTGAAAACGCCAATCTTATTGATAACCATATTGGTAATTTCAATAAGTTATTTGTGGCACCAGCCTTTAGAAAGATGAGTTTTAAGTCTTATCTAGAATCTAAAGCATGTGTATTTCCTATTTGGAAATCATCTGCCGGATCTTCTAATTCCGAAGGGCCTAATCCTTATAGTACCCATCCATTAACAATTGCGTTAACTGGTATGGCGTTAAGTATGAATGACTCTTTGAGTAAATCTCTAGAGTATATTCTACACTTTACGGAAAATACTAAAGTATTAAAGCAACTAGGAAAATGTTCTAAGTGTGTTGGTATAACAAACTTTGCCTTAGCAAAAATGCAGGTGGACGAGTCACAATCTTTTAGAAAAGATGTGTTCTCGAATGATAAAGGTGCTTTTTACAAGCCCATATATCCTCCTAGACATTTAGGTAAATTGGCGTTGAAACATGAACCTGCGGGTAAAATGAGAGTATTCGCTATGGTAGACCCATTTACTCAATGGGCCTTATACCCTCTTCATAAAGTGTTATTACACATTATTAGAAGGTACAAAATGGACGGAACCTTTAATCAGGTTAAGCCATTAAGCCATATGATCAATAGTGCTGCATTGTACTCACTTGATTTAAGCTCTGCTACAGATCGGTTACCGATCAGTTTACAAGTTAAACTATTGGCCGCTATTAGCGGTGATAATAGTTTTGCGAGTCACTGGTCTAACCTTCTGGTTGGCAGACCCTATAGTGTACCTAAACAAGCGCGCCTTCCACTTACGGAAGTAACGTACGCAGTTGGGCAACCTATGGGTGCTTTATCGAGTTGGGCAATGCTTGCTCTTACTCATCATTTTATCGTACAGGCCGCCGCCTGGAATGCTGGATTCCCTAAAGACAAGCTTTATAGAAACTACGCACTTTTAGGTGACGATCTGGTATTGGGTGATAAAGCAGTTATGCTGCAATATCTCCATATACTAAGAGGCCTAGGTGTTGAATGTGGATTACACAAATCTGTGATTTCTCACCAAGGAGAATCATTAGAATTCGCAAAAAGAACCTTCTTTAGAGGTAAGGACGTTAGTCCTATATCTCTTACAGAGTTTATTGCTGCTAATGGATCCATTTCAGAAATGATATCTTTCGGAAGAAAGTATCAACTGAATTTGGTGAAAATGGCTCATACTCTGGGGTTTGGATGGAGAGTTAAATCTTCAATCAACAAACCTGTTGGTAAACTTAATGCAGTACTTAGAGGTATCTCTGTAGCACTAATCATTCCTGATTCGAAAGAACAGGTAATGGCATTGTTTAGTTTAGGGCATAAGCTCTTACCAGACACTGCAAAAGTCCTAATAGACTTCGTAAGTATCGAGTACAGTTTGTTACAAAAACAACTGAGCCGGTTCTGGAAACTGAGTGAACAACGGAAAACCGGTGGTCACTTAGTTTTAGATTTTGCTGATCAACATGAGGTCCCTTCTTCACTAACGGGTGGAAAAATCAACCCGTTTAGAGAAGCACTTAGAGATGCATGGTATATGTTATATACACCAATTGCTCACAAGTGTCACTATGAGACTCAACGATGGGAAGCACGACTGAATTTAAGAGGGTATAAAGATCTCGGAAATGTTTATTTAGAATATCTTACGATAGCTAAAAACATAGCCTTGATCCCCTCTGATTTCATGACTCTTAACATGAAGAGACTTGAAACAGTGAGAGGTAAATCTCCGCTTCAATTAAAGCTTTGGAATAGATGGAGTTCCATTTTCCAAGGTACTAAAACCGATGACAAAAATTT